GACAATCCCTTGGAGGTACAGGTAAAGAATTTTTTAAGAACGAGAAAGAATGGAAAGAGTTAAAAGGCATAGAAGATGATAAGTATTTTGGAATAAGATCAGACATTTTAGGAAAATTACTAGAAGATAGTGGATATGAGTCCAAATCAATAGTAAGGCAATGGAAGGAGAAAGGGTTACTTCAATGCGGAAGACCAGAAAGCAATCAGGGGAGCATGAGAATGCAAGGCCAAATAATTTTTGTGACGAAATTTATAAAAGAGGAATTGGAAAAAATTTTTGTATGAAGTGTATGTAATGACAAATTTTAAGCTACATACAGAAATATCCAATAAATTAAACTGCTTACTTAGTATGTATGTATTGTATGTATTGTATGTATTATTATATAGTATACGTATAGAAAAGTATTAAGACGATTATTATGGCTTTTTCTTAATTAACTTTTCATACTAGGGGTACCCTCACGCTTTCTACTACATACAGAAAAACAGGGGTTAATTATATGAAATCATTGAATAATCCTGTATGCTTTCAAACTACATACAGACACAAAACAGGAAGTGCACCATTTCGGATATCCGAAGACAAGGAGCAGATTGCCATCGCCTCTTGGCTAGATAGGCACGTCGGAAAATACGGATGGATACACGTCGCCAACGAGAGACGGACCTCCCCTAGACAAGGGGCAATACTAAAGGCTAAGGGGCAAAAGAAGGGCTTTCCAGATATCCTTATCTTTACCAATGCTAATAGTAATATTAAAGGCATAGTCATAGAGCTCAAGAGACGCGACGGCAAAAGCAAACCTACTCAAGAGCAAACTAGGTGGCTAGAAGAGCTAACCAAAAAAGGCTATGTCTGTAATGTATGCTACGGCTGTCAAGAAGCGATCAGATGGCTACAGAGCAGCGCAGTATCCTTTTGCCTACCATTGACTACCCCTACCCCGTCAAAACGCGAAAAAACGGCAATTGCGGCTTGTCTTGACGATCAGCCGGGGAAGGGGTAATAAATAGCAATGGGAAAAGATTCTCCTCCTAAAAAATCGGATAATTTGCCCAAAAAAAAAGGACGACCTTTTGGTTCGACTAACCAGCGTATCTTTGGTATTCTGGAGTCAGAATTACCCAATATAAAACGCTGGGCTAGTGCCGATTGCCCCCCAAAATGGATTGCCGATGCGATCGAGATAGACGAGGAAACGTTGGTCAGCAAGTGCGGAAAAACGATGAAACAGCAAAGGGCTTTGGGTAAATGTCTGTTGCAAGAGCGCATTGTTGCAATGGCAGCAAGTGGAGCTCAAGGAACAAATACCGCAATGGCTATGACGGCCAAGGAATTGCTAAAATGGCAGGACCAGAAAAATTATAACGTCAAAGCCGACGTGACCAATATTCAAGAGATCAAAATCGGTGATAAGATAATCAAGTTTTGACATAATGCCGGCGCTCGATCTTACCCCAAAACAACAGCTATTCGCCGATGAGGTCTTATCCGGCAAATACCTCTATCCATTTTTTGGCGGCGGTATTCGCGGAGGGAAGACTGTTGTTACTCTCGCTATCCTGTTTATTTTCTGCAAGGTTTATCCTCGATCCCGCTGGGCTATAGTGCGTAAAGACTTGCCCACATTGCGTCGCAACACGCTGCCAAGCTTCGAGCGATTTAAACCAACTCCCTTTGTGGGCAAACTTAATCAGTCCACCTGGTCCGTAAAATGCGAAAATGGATCAGAGATAATTTTTTTCCCCGAGTCAATTAAAGACGATCCTGAATTATACAGGTGGCGAGGCCTAGAGGTTAACGGGTTTCTCCTTGAGGAAGCAAACGAACTTCGGAGAGAATCCTTTTTAAAAGCGGTCGAACGCGCTGGCTCTTGGATTGTTAGAGATGGTGAGCAACCCCCACCTTTCGTTCTGGGAACGTGCAATCCCGGCGATGGATACGTTAAGGATATGTTCTATTCTCCCTCGCGCAGTGGGTCGCTAGAAGCGCCTTACTACTTTTTGCAATCTTTGATTGTTGATAATCCGCATCTTCCAAAATCGTATCTGCAGAGTTTAGAGTCGCTAAAGACATCTTCTCCTAAAACATACGAGCGGTTTGTAATGGGGAATTGGGAAGCGTCAGAGGACCCCGACCAACTAATTAAATACGAGTGGATCATAGCAGCGAAGAACGTAGAGCCAATAGCCGGCAAAGCCAGAATAGGCGTGGACGTGGCACGCTTCGGCGATGACAAGACAGTTATCTGCCTAATCGAGGGAAATACAATCAAAGAGTTGGATGCCTACTCTGGACTATCGACCGACAAGGTCGCGGACCGCGCACGGATGAAAATGCTGTCGAACGGGGTTGATGCTCCGAATGTTAAGGTCGACTCGGTGGGTTTAGGCGCTGGTGTTGTTGATAGTCTAAGAGCAGAGGGGTTTGGCGTGACTGAGTTTATATCAAGTGCGAGCCAGATTTATAAGTCGACTTCCAAATTTAAATTCAAGAATCTCCGTTGTCAGGCATGGTGGGAGTTCCGTGAGGCGCTAAGGCTTGGCGAGGTCTGTATCGACGTGGAGGAGCCAAAGCTTTTCGAAGACCTGACCGCTATCAAGTACAAGGTTGGGTCGGATAAGATGCTCGAAGTCGAATCGAAAGACTCGATCAAAAAAAGAATAGGTCGGTCCACTGATTTCGGTGACGCGGTGATCTATGCCTGGTTCAAATATGATTCGGATCAGGCTTTGACAATCGATCCTGATAGAGGTTATTCTGGAAATAGGTGGGATGTATGATTGATGCAAAATGGAGACAGAGCAGACAATCGAAAATTGATGCGCGGACCAAGGCCTTTGAGGTAGTGCTATTCTTTTGGCTCCAACGGTGGGGCATAAAAAAATTAAAAGAAGTAAAAAATAAACTTGACAATGCCAATGGCTTAGGGGCAGTATCGAAACTTAAAATTGAAATAGCCAAAGCGGAAGAGATAGACAAGGAACTACTTGACTTGCTAAAGAAATTCGGCTTATTGCAGTTTAACGAAGCGGGCAAAGACGCTACCAAAGCGCTTGGCGCAAGCTGGAAATTCAAACCCGCGATGGCCGCCGAATGGCAAAATGGGTTACCCAATAAAGTCGTATTACTAATTCAAGAAAACGAACAGAAAGTCAAAGCATCAATCAATCGGCTTGTGGCAGAAGCACGTCAAGAGATACCACAGCCATCAATGAACGAAGTTGGCCGACGGATAGCGAGGTCCTGGTTTGGCCCAAGTGGCAAACCGGTTAGTCGTGGGACAGCGGCAGAAGAGCAAGTCACGGCTGATTGGCGACGAAGACAAGAGGGATTAGACGCTAAGGATCGCGAGTATCTTTTTTCATTCGAGCGGGCGCATACTATCGCGAGGGCCGAACTTGCGAAGTCCGACAATTACGGAATAGCGGAGGGATTTTCTGTCTCAGGCGTTAGGCGGGTCAAGTGGTCACCATTCCCCAATGACGGACGCTCAGGCCCGCGCCAACACTGGCGGATGGCGAATCATAAATCAATACCAGTTGAAGACATGAACAGCGACGATCCTATGAAATGGTTCAAGCTTCCTCGTGGTGAACGAGCACCATGGCCGCTTCATGACGGGCTAAGCGCAGGCGAGGCGGTAAATTGCCGGTGCGCTTTGGTGCCTGAATGAGCGGGAACAACCACAAATGGATCAATAAAACGAACAGGCATTTCTCGCCTAATTTAAATCAGATTGGCATAAGTGGACTTAAACGATCTGGCGGATACATCTATGAGGAATTCCATCCACGACTTAGGGGCAAGCGTGCGATAGAAGTTTTTCGCGAGATGGCGGATAATGATGCGGTTTGCGGATGTATCATCCGTTCGCATACGTCTATTATCGGACAAGCTAAAAGAGAATTAAAAGCGGCAGACGATTCGCTAGAAGCATTATTTTATAAAGACAAAATCGAATCAATGTTCGGCGATTGCGAGCAGACCGAATCCGAAAGGATGCAAGAGATTCTGTCAATGTGTTGGGCGGGCTATTCCATATTCGCCAAAAATTGGAAGCAACGGAGAAAAAGTCTATCATACATAAGCCCAGCTAATTATAATTCGAAATATGACGACGGGCTTTACGCGCCGCGTAGGATACTAGGGCTTTCTCAGGATTCGATCGAGGAATGGAAGTTTTCCAAAGAGGGAAATATTGAAGGCGCGTGGCAGATGGCATGGCCGGACTTTAAACGCGAACTTATACCGGCTGAATACATACTGCTCTATCGCGTTGATGCGCAAAAAAACAACCCGGAAGGAAAGTCTATCTTACGAAATGCTTATCGGTCTTGGTGGTTTTTGAAGAGGATACAGGAACTAGAAGCTATTGGTGTTGAGCGCGACATGGCCGGATTGATGGTCATGCGCTTACCTCCGGAATTTTTTGCAGATAATGCAAGCACGGCGCAAAAAAATACAGTCGAAGCATTTCGAAAAATAGCAGAACGAGCACGACGTAATGAGTATGACGGTCTGCTTTATCCGGCTGGCGATACCGCCAACGGGAAAACCGGATGGGATGTGTCGCTCTTACAGTCTGGCGGTCGGCGTCCGATGGACGTGGACGCAATCGTTAAGCGGCTCGAGTCGAGAATCGCTCTGTCAGTATTGGGTGAATCAGTCTTACTAGGTATGCAGGGCAACGTTGGTTCGTGGTCTTTAGCGTCTAGCAAAACCCATATGATGGCATTGGTTATACAACATGAAATGTCTGTCATTGACGATATTGATAACAGATTTCTAATCCCGGATATTATGAAAGCGAACGGTTGGCCCGAGGAAGCCGCTCCAAGTTTTGCATTTGGAGATATAGAGACGGACGACGCAACCGAATTGATGAGCGCGATCGTATCTGGTGTCAGCGGTGGTGTTATCTCGCTGGACGACGGGCTAGAAGAATACATGCGCCAAAGAATGGGGCTTCCACAAAAAGAAAAAGTTGACTTTACTTCTGGTCGTGTTCAAGATGCGATTGGATCGGGAGTGTTAGAGCAGACAGCAAACAAGACAGATCAAATACTGCAAAATATTGTACCGATCAAACAAGAGGTGACAAATGCCACAAGTTAAAGAATGGTCGTTGCAGATACCTGTGGCGAAATTAGACACGATACAGGGAATTGCAACGGGGTGGGCTGCGATTAGTACCGACGATCTTGGGCAACCCGTGATTGATCACGATGGCGAGTACATCCCGATCAGCGAGTTGACTAAGGCCGCGCATAGTGCATTTTTGGAGGTGGGTGGTAAGGGCGTGGTTGGGGATATGCACAGATCGCAAGGGCACGCGGATTTGGTGGAATCCATGGTAATCGACGCAGAGAAACGCAAGGCTTTGGGATTTGGCGAAGCGCCAGAAGGACAGCCGTCAGAAGGTTGGGCGGTTACGTTCAAGATTCGTGATCCAAAACTGCTTGAACAAGTGAAGCAAGGCGAGAAAATGGAGCTATCTATTAGAGGTCGGGCTTCCAAAATCGATCTTGATGATTGGGGATGCGAAAAGGCAAAGGTAGAAAAGATTGCCAAGGCGAGAGGGTCTCGCGGAGTATTGGTGAATATTGAATTGGATCATGCGGAAATGTTTTCCGTTGTAGATAAGGGCGCATCGGGAAACGATCGCGTCTCGCCAAAAATCGTTTTGCTAAAAAGGAGTAATAAAACTATGTGGGAATTTTTAAAGAAATTTTTTGTAAAGAGCGAAGAGAAACCAGCAGACACTAGCAAGGACGCGGTTCTGGTGATGCAATACCACCTAGAAAAGTTGACTCCTGAGCAAGCGATTTTGATCAAGGGAGCAATGGGAGAAGCAATGATCGGCGGTAACGAAGCTGACGTTCAGGGAAAACTAGAAGCCGCACTGAATGGATTGCCAGAAGACAAGCAAAAAGAATTGCTTGCTGCATTCGACAACGTTTTGCAGTCGGCGTTAAAAGGCAAAGAAGAAAAACCGGCAGAGCCTCCGGCCCCTAAACCAGTAGAACCAC